GTAGCTTCTGGTGTGCCCCATTCGTACTTATATTCTTCTGCAACCATCTTAGCAAGTGTTCGTGCATCAACCTTAGTTGTAAGCATATCTTTGGTTACTTGCAGTGCGTAGTATTCTGGGCTGTGCCTGAGAACATTGCCTTTCTTTTTCTTCTCAGCATCCATCATCTTCTTTAGCATCTTTGCTGCTTGCTTGTACTGCATCTTGTACACTGTCCTAGCGAGAGGATCAAGCATCCATCTAGGTGCTTCTGAAATATCAGACTTAGTTCCGATTTCTTTCGTTACAGGATTAATCTTAGCAGCGAAGCCCTTTTTCTTTTCTCTCTTTTTACTCAACCGTCTCTGTTCAAGTGACTTTGCAGGCTTCAGTTTTGGTAGAGTATATCCTTCTTTTTGGCTTTGCAATTTTGCTGCAATAGCCATTTGTGTTCTTTTCTGTTTGGACTTGCCTTTGAATTGCGGTGCGTCAGACTGTCTAAAGTCCTTGATAACGTCACCCATAGACATGTCTTTTACTTTTTCGTACATGATTGTGCCGTCTTCTTTGACACAGTTAGGAACGATTCGGTCCCCTTTCCAGCATGCTTCTTCAACATCTGTCTTGACCATGATAGGCTTGCCACCTTTGCCTTTACGATCTGCAACAGGATCTTTCCTGCGCTTTCGTCTAGCAGAGGTTGCTCGGTCATCTTTGTCCATGCTGTGTGCTTTTGATCTAGGCATGCACTTAGGCTTACCTTCTCCAGGCTCTCTTGCACAATCACCTTTAATTTCTCCGTCGGTGCCAACTCTTACCCAGTCACCTTTCTTACCTTTTCCGAACCACTTTCTTAAATCTTCTTTGAGTTTCATCTTTGCGGTTAAACGTCTTTGTATAGAAGTAGGAAGTTCTTTGAAGTGAAAAAGTTTTTCGCTTGAGTCAGTGTGCTTTTCGCCAGTCATTACTTGACCTTTGTGTGCGTGTTGCAGTCCTGTCCATTCTTTGCCGTCTTTAGTGTAGTGACCTACAGATTTCCAGGAATGTTCTTCACCTTCTTTCAAGCCGCGCTGCTTCTTTTGGGATTGAATCCATCTCTTCGCTGCTGGCTTACTAGGAGGGGTGCGAATAAACTGACCTATCTTTCGATATACTGAAAGAGTAGCACCTTGGATATTTCCTGCGTTTGAGTTATCAACAACGTGAAAATTATTGTCAAACATATTTTGAAACTTACCGATGTTCTTTTGAACATCTTTCCACATACTTTCAACTTGCTTTTCAGGAAGAGTTCTTTCTCTTTTCTTATTGCGTGATTGTGCAGTGTCTAGGTCAGTATTGACAAAAATCATCGCAACTTCATACCCTAGTTTCTTTAGCGCAGTCGCTTGCTTTTGAATCTTGCCAAAGTCTTTACCAGTACCATCAATGACTAGACCTAATCGTCCATTCATGTAGCCTACTTGCTTGTTACCAGTAATCGATTTTGCTTTTCCTCGGATTGCTTGTCCCTTATCAGAGAATATATCCTTGGGGGTTGCTTCTAGTCCCGCTTTCTTCAACAGATGCTCAAACGTATCATCAGAGTTTACTAATTTCAACCCGAATGAAGTCAGAGCCGTCTGCCCTACGATAAATGATTTACCAGAACCTGGTCCGCCAGCTAGAAAGACTGCCTTGAAGATGCCAGGATCATTTATACCTTCTGCCAACTGTACTGTGTCTTTAAATTTTTGCATACAGCTATTTATACATTTTCGAGTCTGCTCATTAAACGTTCAGCACGATTAGTTACTTGCTTGTGCCAGTTGCTATCTCTACCTTCTACAGCAGCAGTAGCCCAGTCGCCCTCAGCAATAGCGGCATTCATTTTCTTGAATTGGCTGAGTCTTGGACGACCCATGTTAAACATCATGTTAACCAGGATCTGTTGGACCTCATCTGGATACTCTCCAAAGCTCCCTTCTCCGTATAGATGTTCACACTCGGAGATGGCAGTGTCAAGGTCTCGTTGAAAACACGCCCTAACTCTTTCTTCGTCAATTGGAGTTCCAACTGGCCTTCCGAATTCCTCGTCACTTTCTGTGATAAGATGACCGACTCCAAAGGTTGGATAGCCGAGGTGGTCGTTATAGATGACATATTCTACACCTTCGTCAATTTTTAGTTGTTCAAATACTGCGTCACGGTTCATAGGTGCTCCTGTAAAAATTTGCTGAATGACTGATATCTAGAGTCGCCTTCTTTTAATTGCATTCCCTGCCGTACAGCGTTGAACATTTTCTTTGCCGCTGCGTCACGCGCTCTGGGATTAAGGCCCTTCTTAAAATTTGTATAATCGTTTTCTGATGCGTATTGACGCATCTTAGTCCCACTGATTCCCGCCACACCCTCAGCATCAGGATCTCTTTCTCCTGCTGAAACTACTTTAACCTCTTTGAAGTTGAAGTCTTTGCCGTTGTACCTATCTATGAGTCTCTGGAACTCTAACACTCTGTCAGAGCCAGCGATCATTACAACATGGGTGTAGCCTTCCTGATCCATCTTCTTCAAGTGTGCCATAAAATGAGGTTGCGCCTTAGAGGACGCCTCGAATTTTACGTTTGTATGTATTGACTTTAAGTAGTCGATCTTCTGTTGTGCAGTGAGAGGATTCTTGTGCTTGTCTTGTGAGTGACTTACTATGACTCTATGGTCAGCGCGGCGTTTCTGTGCCTCACTCACAACCTTATCAACAAGTTTGCTGTGTCCTGTCGTGGGCGGGTTCAGTCGCCCGAATGCGAATACTATCTGCTTCATCTATCCCATGCCTTAATTGCAGTAAAGTTGTTAAAACTAAATTCCATACGATCAACAAGTTTGACGGCTGAACCTGAGATTCTATCGATAGCGACATACCCTTCAGGAGCAGTTACCTTGAAC